AAGCCTCTATTGTTGCATATGGCCCACGAACATCGTGAAACTCAATACATTCAGTTGGGGCTGCTATCGCACAAGCAAGTACGATTGCCTTAAACACGACCCTGTATCTTTTTGATTATGGCCTTGACGGAATCGGTCTCAATGATCCTGATCAACACCCAACAGCCTGTCAACAAAGCCACAAAATCCGGCACCATAGCCATATAGGCCGCAAACGTGCCTGTCCCAGCAGCAACGTCCAGAATGACTTTGTTTTCTTCGTTCATTGTTTTACTCCGGCTTGGTAGGCCAAGTTACACTGAAAGGAAAGCCAGATTGCGTTGGTATATCACGCAAGGCTTGGCGATAGGCGGTCATTGTATCAGACATAGTAACGTCTGACAAAGCCATCCAGTCTGTTTCACTGAGCAACCTGTCACGCTGGTTACGCACCGCTGCCTTAGCATCAGCTTGCGATTTGTTAGTAGCAGTATATGCCACCTCCCACTCGTTGCCGTATAGTGGCTGGCCTACTTCATCTGTGTCTACTTCATTTGTCTCAGGGTCTGTGCAGTCAGCTTCTGTCTTTAACCGTATGACTTCTCGTGTAGGTGTGCCACGCACTAGAGTTTGCACCAATGGGTCATAGGCTGGTTTGTCTAATTCGGTTACTTCATAGACTGCATACTTTCGCAGAATAGTGTTAGGTATCTGCTTAGGGAAACTGGTCTGCGGATTATCACGGCGAAATTGCCCAACGCTGTATGGAAATTGGTCGGGCTGACCGTTTGTAAGTTTAACAAAAAGCATTATTGCTCCTTATGCGGTTGAGTATTGGAAGATTGTGTCATTAGAACGTGCGGCCGTGTAAAGACTTGAACCCTCAGCATTAAATGTAAATCCGTAAGCATTTGTACCCTGAGAGGCAAAAGAAAAACTTACGTTGTCATAACTGGAAGTGCTTACATTATAAGCAGTCGACAATGAATATTGATATAGAGTGCTAGAACTATACGCACTTACATATAATTTTGTGCCATCCGGATTATACGCTAAATGACTAGGGCCGCTAACTTGCGTTGTTGGGTCATACGAAATGCTGCTGTAGCTAGCTGTGCTAAGGTCATAAGCAGTGGTTAACGCATATTGAAAAATGGTATCTTGGGTAAGCCCAACCATTATCATTTTTGTTCCGCTGTCACCAAATGTTGCAGAAACAGGATTGTCATCTTGTGAGTTAAAACTAAAAGACACACCGTCAGAAGATGCGGTTGAAATATCCCACGCCGTAGACAGACTAAACTGATAAAAAGATTTATTAGTATAACCTAACACATATAATTTTGTTCCATCAGGTTTAAACTCAAAGTGTCTAGGGCTAGATGCCGTAGCTGCAACATTAAAAGACACAGAGTCATAGCTGGCGGTGCTTACATCAAACGCTGTACTTAAAGAGTATTGGTACAGATATCCGGTTGATGCGCCTTGCATATACATCTTGGTGCCATCCGACTTAAATCTAGGGCCAGTTGGGTTTGCGTCTTGAGATGCTACACTAAAACTTTTACTAGCATAGCTCGCATTGGCTAAGTCAGGATTAGTCCACACAGGCCCAACAGACACGCCAGCAGCACCCATTTGCATTAATCTAGCTACGCTCACGACATTGCATCCCCGGCCTTAAAGCCTTGATAAGTTGTGCCGCCATCAGAGGTGTAGAAGGTAAGTATGTCTGTTTCTCCAGCAGCAGGCGCATCAGGAGCAGTGCCTCCGGCAAAGTTTACGGATGATGGGTAGGCTATTGTTGCTAGGGCAGAGGAACCTGTGCTGTATTGAAAAACGCTGTTTGTATACAGGCCGCTAAGATACAATTTAGTGCCATCAGGTTTAAAATTTAAAGCATTGCCATAACTGCTTTGACTGGTAATAGAAAAGCTAACACTGTCGTAAGACGCCGTACTAATATCCCAAGCGGTAGATAGGCTATATTGAAAAATACTGTCATTAGTACCCCCACCTGTAAACATTTTAGTGCCAGAAGAATTAAACGTCATACCATATAATTGACTATCTTGCGTGTCAGTATTAAAACTTTTATTGCTGTATGAAGCTGTAGAAATATCCCACGCTGTAGATAAATCGTACTCATAAACCGTTTCATAAAAGGCACCACCATAAAACATTTTAGTTCCGTCTGGTTTAAAATCTAAAACTCTTGGGATAGTGTCTTGTGTTTGTACAGAAAATGTTACGCCGTCAATGGACGCTGTAGATAAATCCCAAGCAGTAGATAATGAGTATTGTCGAACTACATCAGAACTAGCGTCCAGTACATAAAACTTAGTTCCATCAGGTTTAAATCTTAAATCAGCCAGACCTGTATAACCTGTGTGTACCGCAAAAGACACACTGTCATAGGATGCTGTTGATACATCCCAAGCGGTAGAAAGAGAATATTGATATACACTAAAATTACTTTGAGTTAATGCGTACATTTTAGTGCCATCAGATTTAAACGCTAGTCCAACAAGGGCTGATGACGCATCTTGGCTGTTTGTACTAAAGCTTTTATTATCATAACTAGCATTAGCTATGTCATACCCAGAAGCTACATTCGCCCCAGTAAGTGCCAGAGTAAAACCCTGTGCAGTGCCGCTTGCAGGCGGGTTGCTAAGAACAAAAGTAGTGTTAGCGGTAGGCGTATGATTAAATACATTACCTGATGTTAGGTCAAGCGTAGCGTTGCCAGATACACTGCCTACCGTCTCGGTTGCTGGGGTGCCACCACCAGCAGCGACCCAATCATAGTCAGAACCGTTCCAACTCAGTATTTCCCCACTAGCCGCAGTGCTTTGGTTAAGGTGTGCATCAACCAGAGGGTTTACGTTGCCCGCATCTGTGACATCTGCGCTGCTTTCTATTGTGTCTAGCTTAGCACCATCCGCCGCTACATCTCTGCCGTCTATGGTTGAGGTTGTGGTTAACGCGCCACTCAAAGACAAGCTGTCAGCAGCAGGGCTTTCAAGCGACACCGCGCCAGTAGACACATCCTTGAGATCTGCCATAACGCCCCTGATGGCGTCATTAATGCCAGCCGGAGAACAACCCTCTGAAATGTCAGCGCCGTCAACCGTAGTGTTTGAGGCGGCTGTTGCGGAGTAATCTCTTATTGTGCTTGCCATTTATTTTTACCTATGATGGTTGTGTTATGCTGGTGCTATAGAATGTGCCTGTCATATTTTCATTAACCTTACCAATACTAAAGGATGGCGGGTTTTTTAGGCGAAAACCAAACCAAGTATATCCGGCAGCGTTTGCAGCGGAAGTGTTGTCTGTAACAAAACTAATAATTCCAATGTTATAATTGCCGCCCGTATAGGTAATAGACGTTATTTTACCATCTGTACCCCAAACGATTGAGTAGCTTCTATTGCCGCCAGTGTCGCCTGAAGAGCCAGCATCCCATCTAGCCACAAGATTAGTGGCGGTGGTTGAGGATGTTCCACCGTAAAGCATCACATATTCGGATTGCGCCCCCGTGCCCTCGTTTTGACCAATGGTAATACTTGCGCTTGTAATAAAACCAGTTCCCGCTCTGAACACAGGCTGGTAGGCAAGGCTACTTGCACCAACAGAAAAGCTACCCGGTGTGCCGGTAGGGTCAGCGGCATATTGCGCCGAAGTCAGGCCAAAGGCAGTAAAGCCAAGGTTATAGTCCATATTGATGGATATGTTTCTTGTCTGCGTACCTGCACTACCGCGATAATTGCTGAGGCTAACTGCTCCGCTGGAAGGCACATTAACATTAACTGCGTTGTTTGCCACAAGGCTACCGCCGCTGTAAAACTCAGACATAGAGTTAGGCGGGCTGTCGCTGAACTCAGTGGCGAGATCGCCTATTGATATAGCTCCAGACGCTTGCAAGGCCATTAGATTGTTCCATAAGCTGTTACGTTGTTTGCGGAAGTTATCGCGCCATCAGAAGCTATTTTAGCTACAGCCGTTCCATTGTAAGAAAACACTAAGTTATTGCTAGCAAAAGTTAAAGCAACGTCATTTGCAATCGTAATAGCTGTGTCCAAGACAAGTTCTGTTTGTGAGGTTACAGTAGCAACCTTAACACTACCGGAAATACCTGTTCCTGTTACGCTCATACCTACCACAATTGTCCCGCTGTTGTTATCAACAACAAGGGCTGTTGATGATGTAACCGCACCGTTTACAATAGCGGTAGCACTGTTGCTAACCATAGATATATTCCAGTCACCGAAATCAGCCTGCGTAGCCCAAGATAGCACACCTGACCCATCAGTTACTAAAGCCTGACCAACAGAGCCTGCACCGTCAGGCAGGGTTAGCGTGGTGGTTGTAGTCACCGCTGTAGGCGCTTGGAGCTTGATAGAGGCGCTTGCGTCATCATCTTGCAGGTTTAGTACGTCAATGCCGCTAGTGCCGTCTGAGAAATCCTTTAGGTGGGCCATCATTTCCCGGCCCATATTATTCAAGTCAGATGGAACCATCACACCTTCCGACAGGTTAATGCCGTCGATGTCGGTGTTCTGAGCCGCGAGGCTGTTATATTCGGATATCTTCGTCTTTGGCATTATGTTCTCCGTTAGGCCGTAACCTATTTATAGCACAAATCTAGTTCACGCGTATATATCGTCCGTTATCTGTCTTGGCGTAGGTTACACGCTCTCCCAGCCTATCCGTCACAGTCTCGTAACCTATGATGTTGCCGCCAGCCGCCATATCTTCTATTGAGCTGGCTTGGGCGGAGCTGATGGGGTTTATGGCGCTAGTAATCTGCGGCCCGACTTGCTGGCCTGTTGAATAAAGCAGGCCACGCGGAACCGCGCCACTTGTGGCTCTGCCAACTTCGCCAGCTATCCTAGACGCAAGCGAAGGAATCTTTGGCTGCTGAGGCAACACAGGCCCGCGAGCCAACGCGCGACCGCCAAGCCCTCTTGCTTGCTGAACTCTGCTAATCGCGGCAGCGCGGCTTGCTGGGTCAGTCGAAAACAGCAGATCGCCAAGTTGTTTACTTGTGCGTGGGCCGATACCCATTGCGGCAGATTCCAGCATTGGGCCGACGCTTTGAGCGACGCCACCAACTAAGCCACCTTGCTTTGCCCCCTCAACAGCCCTTCTCGCCATTGTTAGGTCTTCGGCAGCGGCCTTGGCTGATTCCGCCGATGTCTGGACTGTTTGAGAGCCGAACAATGTGCGGTTGCGTGTGGCGGCCATCTGGCTCTCTTTTGCCAAAGCTTCCTCAAGCGGCGCAATGTTTTCGGCTGGGAAAGCCTCTTTTAGTTGTCTCAGTTGGCGTTGGTTACCCGCAATCCGAGACGCAAAGTCAGCACCGTCTTTGGCACCCTCAATGTCGTCTCTTATTGATTGAGCCATCCCGACACGGAAATTGTGCATTTCATCTGCGCCAAAGCCCTTTGTTGCGTCGGCAATTTCGCCCTCACTTTTCATTGTCTTAAATTTACGGCCAAGGGCTAAGGCTTCTTGGCGTGACATAGCGTCCGAGTATAGGCCGCGGGCCTGTCTAAAGTCGTCGTTGGCATTGTCAAGAATGTTTACTAATTCCTCTCTCGTCTTGGCTATAGCGCCGCCCATCATGCCGTCGCCAGAGTTATATGCTGAGGACGTTCTGGCGCGAAGCCTGCGCTGGACGTAATCCAATCCCTTCATGTCGATGTTCTGAAGCGTTGTGCCAGAAAATTTTTCGCCGTTCTCTGCTGCCAAAGCCTTAGCCTCGGCAATAATCCCCTTCATAGATGGGCGAGAGAACACTGGCTTTAACTGATTTCTAAGCGCCTCAGTAACCTCAAAGGCGTTTGATTTATTGTATGCCTGCGTTGCGCCAGCGCTCTTGATCTGGTCTATGCCAGCCTTTGCCTCAAGTGCGTTTTGCTTTGGCACGCCTGCGCTAACCAAGTCCTGCTCAATGCGTTTTGCAGCGCCATCTATGGCGTCGTCACCAAACTGGCGCACATTGAGGCTGTCAGCAAGCTCCGCGCCCTTACCCGGTGATTGAGCCACAAGACGCGCAAGTGACTGCACGCCCCTGCTGCTAATATCTGCAAGAGCCATTGGCTTGGGGTCTCTCTTGAGAGCCTCTAGGGCATCTCCAGTTATGCCTGCGTCTTTAAGCCGTCTGGCAACCATTCGGGCAGCGCGAATACTAGGCTCTGCAATGCCAGCCTCAGTCAGGCGTCCAGCGGTTCTAACTATTGGCGCTGCAATCTTTCCAGCTACCGGCACGGCGGCAGCCACAACAGGAGCTAAAACAGCGCCAGCGACGCCGTATTCGCCAGCCTTTTGTACTCTGCTATCTGCATCCGTGCCTGCACCTGTGCCTGCAATCGCGCCCATACCGGCACCAGCTCCAGATGTTCTCATTAGTTTTGACAGCAGGCTTGCGCCCTTTGCTGCCTGACCTATAGCCGCGCCGGGTACTAAAACGCCACCAGCTATCTCAGACGCAATAGCGGCGGCAGGGTTTTTACGGCGGAACGCCTCCTCAAGTAGGCGCTGCCTTGAAAGCTCTTTCCGGTAATCCTTGCCTGCCGCCTCGTCAGTGAAGCTGCCAATAAAAGATTTTGGCTCGGACAGTGCGGCAACAATTTCATCGCGGAAATTAAACAACATGCCTGTCATAAAGGCGCGGCCACTGCCGTCAATGGCGTCTTGGATGACAGCTTGATCGACAAACTCATTTTGCTCTTTTGGGGAGAGCTTGAAGAAGTTGTCGTCAACCTCGATTTTGCCAAGGTCTTTGATCTCAATCATTGCCATTATCTTATAACGCTCCAAGTATTTCCGCCGGTTGTGGTGTTACCGCTTGCCGCCGGAGTGCCAGAACCTGACGTGCCGTCCAATTTACTCCAGTCAAAGCCGCTGTATGGGGTTAGATTCATTTTCTGAGATTTGACGATTGGCTGGTTGTTGTAGAAATTTACACTATTCACATACTGGTCATAAAAAGCATCTCTAAATTGCTTTAGACGTGGCAAGGCAATTTCTTTTCTTATGTTGTCAAAACTGCCAGCTAAAACCTGACGTGCCATTTCCTGCTCAAACTCTGTCATAACGCCGGGGCCGAATAACTCAAGACGTGCAGCGCCAACCAACTGGGTAAGCGTACCCTCTTGCAGACGGTTAATAATTTCCTGCTCTGAGTAATCACTGTTGTTTGAAAAGTCTTTGATTTTAGCTGACATACTTGTTTTCAGCCTGTCAAAATAACCTTGCGAACCAGCTTCAATCTGAGTGGCAAACCTGTCTATTATCTTCAAGGTTCTTTCTGGCGCTAAAATTTCATCTTTTTTGTGTTTTTGAAGCCCTTTGTAATCAAGGGTTGTATATGGGTCTACAATTGTAAGCTTTGATGGGTCTAGCTTTTTGTCAGTGCTGGCCGCACCAGCCTCGTACAGTGAACCATCTTTGCCTAAAACAGCTTGAATAATTCTGCCATCTTCGGTCATATAGCGACCAGCTTCTGATTTTATTTCGACAGAAGTGTCGGCGCTAGCTCCACCATTCAGCCTCTCAACGCGGCCATCAGGATAAACGCGATAAATGTCTTTTCCGGCGACTTGTATTTTTGGTGCCTGAGCAGCCCTCTGAGCCGCAATGCGATCCTCAGCGGCGGTGTAAGCCTTTGTTCCGGCAGTACCCATACGCCCCAGAACCTGACCGAGCGAAACCGGACGGTCTTGCCATCCAGACGCCTCAAAGCCTTCGGCGGCAGCGCCTAGCATGCCTTGCGTGCGTGGCTGCATTAGCTTCTGGCCAAATGTCATCTCAGGCGCAGGCTGGCCAGCCGCTGCGGTTGCAGGGGTAGGCAGGGCGACCTGACCGGCCTTTGGCGTAAGGCGTGAAGCCTGAGCGCGTCGCAAAACCTCCTGCATCAGCGGCGATAGCTGCTGGTTTGCCAACATTGGCGACTGAGGCGGGGTAGGCCGAGGCAAAGCCATAGGTGGGGTCATCCCCTGAGGTGTTTGATATGGGCGCACAATATTTGCCCGTGGCACAGGCGCTCTGCCCTGAAGCAGTCGGTTGAATCTGTCGTAAACGCTCATGCCCTAACCCCTAACTACTAAAAAGCCCAGCCAAGGCACCAAGGCCAGCGCCTGTGCCGCCGCTCATACCGCTGCCTACTAACTTGGCAAGCTCTGCGCCACCTAATGCGCCGCTAAGGACGTTGCCTGCGGTATTACGGAATACTGGCGTAGTGCTTGTTCCGCCAACAGTTCCACCTTGAACCGCAGCCATATAGTTAGCCAGAGCCGTCAAGGGCGCGTTTTGCTCAAAATCGTATCTGTCAATGTCAGCTTGCAACTCAGCCATAGACTGAGCCTCACGCGCACCGCCTACCCCGGCAAGGGTGTTAAGGTCAGCAAAGCCAAACTCACGCGCTGCCGGAGCTTGGGCAATGGCCGCTTGCTGCGCGTTGTAAGCTATAGGGGCAAGTGCAGCGCCTAAAGCGCCCTGCTCGTAACCAGAGCCATAACGGCCAGCCTTAGAGGCTCTCGCCTCCATTTGCTCAACAACAGGGCGGAACGCGGCGCTCATTAATGGGTTAGTACCCATAAGGTTTTGCATTACGACATCTTGCGTTGCACCAATAAACGGTGATCCGTCAATCGCCATCTGGCGAGTGCCAGAAAGCGCCATTTCTGACTCTGGAGAAAACCCTACGGTTGTTGATCCGGGGTAATATGTGGGCTGGTTTCCGTATAGGTTTTTGGCCTCAGATAAACCAAACTCTAAAAACGGTTGGGCGTAAGCTGGTGCCGCCGTCGTCTGCGTGATTTGTCTGGTGTCTCCACCGCCGCCTTTACTCATCTCTCAAATCCTTTGTCAAAACCACCGACGTTGCGGTGTAATCTTTCAGTTGTCTCTGCCAGCCCTTACGGCCATTAATCTCCATCGCGTCACAGCCCTGAGACTTAGCCCAAACTGCAATAGACTTCTCAGCCTCGACCAGCTCATCTAAATTACCGCCTGCAAGCCAGATTCGGCACACGGAGAGGCTAGGGTAGTCAACAACTTCGGTTATAATACACGACTTTTCCAACGGATGTAACTGTGCCTCACCAACCGCGCAGGCGTGGTAAACGTCGTCTATTGAGTGCGTGCCGCCGGAGTATTCTAGCGCATCCGCAATATACTTGCGGTTTTTCTCAAACTTCTCTTTCAACCTGTCTTCAGCCGATAATAAGGTAGGCGAATCTTGCATCGTGTCCTGAGTTTTGATAGTTGATGACCATAGTACCGTTTGTGCTGGTGCTATCAATGTATGGGTTGTGGTGCCAAGGGTCGTGGTCTACGCCGGTAAAAAACACTAGGCTAGATGTTGAATAGCGAGGTTCTTCAATAGTTACCTGAGTGCTGCTTGATGGAAAACTCACATACCCAATACTATTTAAGCCGCCGTTAATGGTACGGTTAAGCACCTCGGCAATCTCACGAGTTGTTGCTGTGATGGGATTTAGTACCCTAAAGTTAGTGACGCGCTCTGTAGTTGTCATCGCCTGCCAATGCCTCTAGCTTCAACGTCTAGGCCGATAACCTTACTCCAACCGTTTGACAAAACCAGCTTTGCCCTGTGATACCGACCCTGTGACCTCAAAGGCACAAACCCATCATCATTAGGCGCTGTTGCGCTGCCATAAGAATGAGTTGCTGATTGCGTGTCTCTTGTGCCAACAGCCACAGTTACATCTCCGTCTTCATAATAAGGATAAGCCCTAGTAACAATTGAGTGCTTGCCCATACTAAGTGGGGCTTCGCCAGTTTCAATTGTGCCTACAAGAGGTGCGCCGCTGAATGTGTAAATCTTGTCGCCGTAAGCGCCGCCAAAGAAATACTGACCGCCTTTAAAAACTCGGCTATCTAACTGGCTAGTCAAACCGTCTACTGTTGCAGACAAATTGTTTAGCCCCTCAACAGTGTACCCAGCAGAAAAAAGCGGAGCCAGCAGATCGGCCTCTATCTCAGCTAGAGACCACTTATTCAAAACATAGTTATACATAATAATTTTATCAGGCTGGCCTGATGGAGACTGCGTGCTTGTGTAGCTCCACATAGCCACTTCGTTTAGAGGGTCTACACTAGCTGTAAGCCTAAAGTCATAGTTACTGTCAAAGTCCTTGAGGAAAAATTCGTTCACGCGCTCCGAGCCAATCGGAGATGCTTTTTGTCCGTCAAATGCGTAGAACCCATCTGATGCCAAGAAAAATACAAGATTGCCGCTGTTGCAGACAGAACCGCTAAAAGCGCACCCGCGCTCAGACACAACCTTGTCAAACTGCCAGATTAGGGGCGGGCCTGTGTATGTGGCTCGGTAAATAGCTCGCTCGGTCAGGATCGTGCAGTATTCGCCGCCGACTAAACCAGTAATTGCACCTGAGTCTGGCAGGTCTTGAAAATCAGACTGATTTATGCCGGGTGTCCAGCTTGTGATGTCGTTAAATCCAGACCATTGGCAGCGGTATGGTATCCGACCTGCGCCAGTGTCCACGTTTGCCGTCCACACAAAGTCACGCACTACAGCAAGAAAATCAGACTTTGGCGCATTTGTCAGGTCTGCAAATACCGAGCTTGACCCCATTTGAAAAGATTGCAATGTCTCACCAATGCCGCCAGAGCAAATTGCGTAATCGCCAAACTGAACGAAACGCCACTTCTCGCTGTTGGTTAGCGTGTAACCACCAACCTTACTAATGTCATCTAAATTGTTTGTTGTGGCGTTGTGCAGGTAAAGTTTTGTCGCATCACCAGCGAACAACTTTGTGTTTGACGCAGTATCCTTTGCCGCAAATATGCCCTTGATCGTGCCGGTAGCAGCGTTTGAATAAGACACAAACTCGCTCATAGAATGATAACCCTTAGCCGCTGGTAGCACATTTGTTGCTACGGTCACGCCGGGGTTCATTATGTCAGCTTGGTCTGGTGTCCATTGACCTAGTTCTATCATTGCCTTGCCCAAACCTCATTGCCAGTTGGTACTGCGCCCCAAATCTCTGAACCAACAGCAACGTCAGTCCAAGTCTCTGAGCCAATAGCAGCATCAGTCCAAATCTCTGAACCAACAGCAACGTCAGCCCAGACTTCTGTTCCAGACGCTACATCAATCCAGTCTTCGCCAAGAACGTGGTTATCTGAAACCGTTGTTATTGACGTTGTTACATTTGCATTATAAACGAATATACCACTAGATACAGCCGTTGTGGAGGTGGATACTTGGCCTTGCCCAGACATAACAAACAACGCGTTTGCCGATGCTGATTCTGTGACGGCGATTAACGCAGAGCCTACAAGCCCCCTTGTGCGGTCAACAGAACTTAGCTGGGACACCGAAAGCGATACGTTACTAGTAACCTGTCTCAGAGGCTTCATAGCAGCCGTTGCTGCGGCAGCGCCAGTTATTGAGGCCGACATAAGTTCTATGCGATTGAAATTGGCATCAATAGAAGCAGAAACGTTTACGGCTGCGCCAAATAAGTAAACAGCTTCTGCCGCGCAGACAGTAGACAGGCTGACATTATTAGCGGCTGTTAACTCTCTTTTTCGGCCAACGGAGCCAGAACCGAGGGCAGATATCTGAGAACTAGCCGTAGGCTGGGCTACGCGAATAGCTCCTGATTCAACAGAGGCGGTGACGTTTGCAGAACCTAATAAAAGTTTTTTAAAATTGAAAGAGCAAGACGCTGACGCGTTTATATTTACAGCAGAAGCTGCGTTTAATTCGTATTTGGCTAACGCAGTAGAGCTAACAGAAATAGCCGCTATCGCATCAAATCGACCTTCAACGTGAGAGGCACAGACAACCGAAAGATTAGCGCTGACAGCAGAGTCAAAGGCTTTTTTGCGTAGACAAACACCTGTGCCAGAAATCGCTATCTGTTCAGCCGCGTTAGTTTTTCTAACGCGGTTTACAGAACCTGAAGCGGCTGTCGCAACGCTGGCAGACCCAGAAAACTTTAATATACTATGAGGGCTTACCGCAACAGACAGGGCGGCGTCAGCCGCACCAGCCATAACTAGATCAGACGTAGCGTTGGCAGATGTGGCAGCAGATATGTTTACCGAAGCTCGCACGAAAAATTCAGATATTTCGCCAGTAGCGGATAGCGATACTGATGCTGTAGCACTAGCAACAAGAACACATAAGCGGTCTAGTTTGTCTAGTTCTTCTAACGTGTAACCAAAAGTGGCAATATACTCTAGGCTGCCCCAAGTGCCTAATTGGTCTAAAGTTGGGTTGCACCAAGGCAACGACCCCAAGCTGTCTAAGCTGGCCGGAAGATCATCTAAACTGCCTGTTAACTGTTCAAGCGTTGGGATACTAGTAGCCATTGGCTAACTAGGCTGCCGTAATGTCTAAGTCACCAGCAGCTATTTTTAGGATGTCGCCTGTGTCGATGAGCTTGGCGGCTGTAAAGGCACCGTGGATCAACAGGTTGCCACCAGAACTGGCGTCAAACAAACCAAAATGGCTTACCGTACCCCAGCTTGCCGTGGCAGCAGGAAACTCAACAGCACCACTATTGTCAGCCGTACCAGCTATTGCTGCATCGAAGGCTATAACCTTGCGAGTGTAACCGTTTCCGTTTAGCTCAGTGCCACTGGCGTCATCGCCAAATGAACCAGTAGACAGCCCAATATAAATTGCTGACGGCATTGTGTATGCGCCAGTGGCCAAAATATGATCTAAGATCTCGTTCTCTAAATAATCACTCATTGCACTCATAGTTTAAGTCCCCGCTGCTTGCGATTGGCGTTGATAAATACTGCTTATTTGTAAACTTCCGGCCCCGTATTGAGAACGCTGCTCGTCAATTTTTATTTCTTGAAGGGCTTTTTCAAAGCGAGCCATATATTGAGCCGCCCTTGTCTCGTCAAGAAGATACGCATAAGCCTCTGCGAGAGACCCATATAAGTAAGCATCTGGAGACCGCGTCAAAATGTTGTTTGTTGTATTTGACGCAGACAAAGCCTGAATACTTCCAATGTAGACAATTTCTGCTTGATACCCTGAATCAGGTATTGGGCGAAACTTCATTTCAGCGCCAACAATGCTAAAGCCCTTTGGCTTGCCGTTTCCGGCTGATGCGTACTGCTCATCCAAAGCCACAGGGCTATAGTATTTTAAAACAGTAATCGGTGATGTGTTCAGCTTTACTTCCCGGATTTGGCGCATATCGGTCGGCAGAGAAATATACTCGTCACCCGCAGTCAGCGTAGCGGTTGACCGCTTTTCCTGACTGCGCGTCTCAAGCTCTCGGCTCATTCGCCCCTCGGCCAAAGCAATAAAGTCAGGTATCTGTCCGGTCAAGTCAGACCGAGCTAGAAAACTAGCTATGGATGCCTGCAAATCTGTGTAGGTCGCAATTGCCATTATACGTTTCCGCCGCCTGTCCTGAAGTCTCGGTTCTCGCTATTATTCAGCCAAGCCTTCCAGCCCTTTGGATTTTGGGCAGGCGGGCCTAGCGTCTCTAGAAGGTGATTATACACGACATTTGGTATTTCCGCCACATGCTGTATATGACGTTGCGTGTTCACTGTAGCGTTGGCGCGATAGTCGTTGTTCATCTGCTTGTTAATTTTAATCAGGTCGTCGAACCGCTGGGTCGTCTCAATAATGTCAGTGCCATCAGATTGCTGATCCATAACCACCTCTTTGGCGGTGTGAGGGTCGGTGTATAAAACTCGTTTCATGTTTTCCCCTTATGAGATAGAGGGGGCAGTTGCCCGCCCCCTCAGTTTTACTATGAACCGTTCAAGTCCATAATCATCGCGTGTGCCTTAGGCGCGGTAGGCTTGAGGGACCATTCTGTGACCAGGTGCGAAGTTTTTGCATCGCCGTCCTGAGACAGTTCCTGCTCAAGGAAGTTACGTCCGTTGAGTGTGCAGATTGACACAAAGTTTGGATCAATCAAGAACACCCGGTCGTTTCCAAGGAACCGAGACGGAACAGCTTGCACAGTACCGAAGTCGGTCAAGAAAACACTGGTAGACCCGACGTAGCTGACTTCCTTGGCGGCAGTCATGTTCACGTCGTTGCTGACCAAGTTTCCAGAGGCTGACAGGTCTGAGAAATTGGCACGGTTTGTGGCCGAGGCAATCATCAGCTCAGGTGAGCCGCCGTCTGTCCACGCATCCTGCATGCCATCCTCGATCAAGGCGAGTGTTAACGCCCGGTCGGTGCCGCCGCTTACTGTGTCAGTTCCTGTGCCAGCGCTGAAGGCACCGGATGCCCCGACTGAGCCGTTTGTGATCCAGCAGGTCAGTGAAGCTGACTTGCGTGGGTCTGAGCCAGAACGTGCAACGTCTGTGTCACCGATTGCTTTTTCGATGTCCCGGCGAAGCTCAAGTGCTTTTAACACCTTCTGGTAGTTGTGTTCCCGCTCACGCCCGGCGGAATCGACTGCATCCAAAGTCCCGGATGTAGCAAACACCTTCTTTGAGATTTGGTGGTAGTTACCAATCCGTGAAGTTGGTGTCGCCGCAGCAGTAGCTGTGGTTGCACCTTCGTTGTGGTAGTTAGTAGCAGACGCGGCGGTCAGCTCCTGAACTTGCCATTCGACGAAAATGCCGTTTGAGGTTTCTTTTTTCACATTGGAAAAAATTGGTGTTTCTGCCGGATCAATCCGGTAGATGATGTCAGCGAGTTGCTCTTTCTCACCAACAGCGTTTTGGGTTGTAAAAACAGCCATTGTTTTGTTCCTTCGGGTTATCTACCCATCAAAAGTTGTACAGCAGCGTCGACCGTGCCAGCCTTTTCAAACTGTTCACGCGCCTTCCGCTTTGAACGATTAGCAACTTCGCGCTTGGTTGCCGGTTGCCCTGCCTTGGCCATCTTCGGTGCTTGGCGAGTGCGTTTTTTGGTTGTGGGTTTCTTTTCCATTAGATTATCCCACTTCCACGCTTTGTACAAAAGCTCAATCGCGCGTGCATCTGACGCCGATGAGATTTCTTCCTCGCTAAACCCGACACGCTTCTGGGCGTACTTAATGACTTCTTTGCGTTCAAACTCGCGGGTTTCGTCATTTTTCCACTCAGGTATGCGCTCAAGCATTTCGACACGTTGGTTAGTAAGGTGCTGCTTTAATTGCGCCTCATGCTCCTGTGCCTGTTGTTGGGCAATCTTCTGACGCTCTGCCGCCACTTGTTGGATTTGCTTTTGTTGCTTATCCCACTCGGTCTTGGCAAAGAAAATGTCGTCAGTAGACCAGCCCTGATCTTTATAGGCTGCCCAGTCAGGTTCCTCAGTGAGGCTGAGATTTGTCTGCTGGAGTTGGGCTTGCAGTAACTCAAGTTGCTGCGCGTAAGCGTCTCGGAGCTGTTTTGTTTCGGCTGCCTCAGCAGCAAATGCCTTGCGTTGCTCGGCCAGTTCCATTGATCGCTTAG